GGCGCTTGGCGGCAGTTGGCAATATCGATCCTGCATCGCTGCAGGTGATCGTGCGCCAAATGGTGAGCGACATGCTGCAGACCGAGATTGCGCCGCACCTCCAGTCACACGCGGCGCTGAATGCGTCGTTGCAGCCCCCAGCAGAACCCCAACCGGAGACCGTGCAATGACCGACACCGACATCACTGAAGTCTGGGAAGCTATCAACCGTCTCTCGGCGCGGCTCGACACGCTCGAGGCCGCAAAGGCCATGCAATACGGCACGATGGGCAGTTCGGGCGACAGCGACGCTGCGGTGATCACGCCGGCGGCGCCAAACGCGCCTGGATTGGATACGTACGACAGCGGGCGCGTGCGGTATGGCGCGGGAATGATGAGGTATTGATGATGACGCTGGAGGAACAGGGGATTTACGGCGTGCCGGTCGAGGACCTGATCGGCAACGTGCTGCGCGAGATTGCCGAAGTGCGGAAGCTGGTAGCGGCGCTACGGGATGAGTTGGTCGCGCGCCATGTGCCGACGCAGCCCGATGCGGCATTCCCCCAACGAGCCCTGAGATGGAGCGTCTAACCCCATGAGCGAGACTGAAACCGGCCCGCAGTCCGGAGGCGACGCGCCTGAAGCTGCTGTGACTGAGACGGAGGCCACCGCGCCGGTCGAGGCAGGCGCTGCGACTGAGACTAAGACTGAGGAGCAGCCAAAGCCAAGCCGAGAGGATCGGCGCGTTGCGCAACTATCTGCGAAACTGGCGGCTGCTTTTTCTCAGATCGAGGAGTTGCGCCGTGGGGGCCAGCAATCCCCCCCTGCTGCCCCTACGGCGCTGCCACAGACGCCAGAGGAACTGCAGGCAGTTGTGCGTGCCGAGGCTGCCAAGCTGGCTGCTGAGGAGCGCACGAAAGACCGCGTGACGGCGTTCCATGCGGCCGGGCAGGCGGCACACTCCGACTGGGCCGAGCGGTGCCAGAACCTGCAGGCGATGGGCGCCGATGCGCAGATGAGCCACATCCTGATTGAGATGGACGACGGTGCGCGCGTTGCCGGCGCCCTGGCAGACGACCCGGAGGCGCTTGAGCGCATTGCGGGCATCGGGACCGAGCGCGGCAGGGCAATTGCGTTGGGTAAGTTCGCGGCGTCGCTGCCGGCCGCGCGTCCGGCACGCACCCCGGTATCGCGTGCTCCGGCTCCGATCCGGCCGGTGACCGGCGTCGCTAATCCGGTGTTCAACGAGTTCACGGCGACGCCTGACCAGCTTGTAGAGTTCTACAGTCGTCAAGCGATGAAACGCAGGCGGACGGGCTAAGACATGGCACGGCGTGCAGCGTGAAAGGCTCGCATCTTCTCGGCCTGCCGGGCTTTGGCTTCCGGGTCTTTCCAGCGGGCAGCGAGGCGGGCTTTCAGGAAGGCGTTGCGGTCGGGATCGGCCCAAAGTTCCTTCATACGGGCCGCGTGGCGCGCATCTTCTTCGGGAGACTTCACCGGTCGGATGCGTTTAAACCCTGCGTTGCTGCTGTTCTGGAGGCCGCGTAGCAATGGTTTCCGTTTTTCCGGGTCTTCCCACCGCTGCTTTGTATATTCGGCCATTAGCGCGCGGAATTGCGGATTTTTCGCCGTTTCGCGTCGTCTGGCATTGATCTCGGAGAGAGTGAATTCGGTCATAACGAGCCTACCGTTAACCAAATCGGCTTTGAGTTCGTTGTAGGTGCCAGATTTTGCGACCCAATAAAGCTCTGAACGGCGCGCGGTCTCTGGGGTGGCGTCTAAAATGGTCCAGATGATGACGAACTCGAACGCCTCTGGGCCGTCCTGATACCAAGCGTCCTGAAGTTTCACGCTCGAATGTAGTCCCCTTGCTAGTTTCCATTGGTGCTCTTGCCACCTTCGGGCGACGGCTCGGGTTGTGCCCACGTAAGCGTCACCAGTCTTGCGATTGACGATCGCATAAATCCAGTAAGTGTTCATATCGACTACATACCGTGACCGTCTCGGTCGGTCAATAAAAATGCCGATGTGTCGTGCCTATCCGATGTGATTGTGGCTGCTTCTTTTCGTCACAGCGGGATCGCCGAGCCTCAAGAACCTCAATGGTGAGAGGCCCTTTCGTCATCCCCAGGCGCTTAGCGCCGTGCGAAAGACACCTTAACAATGGCCACAACCGCCTCTAACACAGTTTTGACACCAGACATGATCACCGCCAAGGCGCTGGTCGTGCTACATCAGAAGCTGAACTTCGTCGGATCGATCAACCGGGCTTACGACAGCTCGTTCGCCCAGGTCGGCGCTAAGATCGGCGACACGCTGCGCATCAGGCTGCCGAACCAGTACACCGTTCGCACCGACATGACGCTGGCACCGCAGAACACCGTTGAGCTGAACACCTCGCTGAGTGTGACGAACGTCAGCGGCACGGACATTTCGTTCAGCTCCGAAGAACTCACCCTCAAAATGGACGACTTCTCCAACCGCGTGATTGAGCCTGCGGTGAGCGTCATTGCTGCCGACATCGAAAGCCGCGCGCTGGCGATGGCGTTGGACGTTTACAACAACGTCAACGGCCAAGGTTCAGCGCAGACCTTCAAGAACTTCCTGACCGGGCGCAAGCTGCTGCTCGACAACCTAGCCCCGCAATCCCGTCAGTGGCTCGCGCGCATCAACACGCAGGACAACGTTGACCTGGTGGACAGCCTAAAGGGCCTGTTCCAGTCCTCGCAGCGTATCAGCACGCAGTACACCGACGGCGTGATGGGCGTTACAGCCGGCTTCGAGTTCGCCGAGAACACGCACCTTCAGACGTTCACGCGGTCGGCTGCAGTGTCCTATGCGGTCAACACCACGTCTACCACCGGGCTTTCGACGCTCGCGGTTAAGACTGGCACCGGCACGGCTCTCCACGGCGAGGTATTCACCATCGCTGGCGTCAACCGCGTCCATCCAGAGACCAAGAAGGACACCGGCGTTCTCCAGCAGTTCGTGCTGACGGCGGACGCCGCGGGTGCGGGCACGCAGACCTGGAGCATCAGCCCGGCGCCATACTTCTCGTCGCCGCACGCCGGCCGCGACAACGTGACGAAGCTGCCGACCGCCAATGACGCAATTACCTTCATCGGCACTGCATCCGCCGCGGTGGGGCAGTCCATGGTCTATCACCCAGACGCATTCACCTTCGCCAGCGCCGACCTCGTTATGCCGGGCGGCGTTGACATGGCCAGCCGAGCGGTAAAGGACGGTATCAGCATCCGCCTGGTGCGCCAGTTCGACATCAATAACGGCTATTTCCCCTGCAGGCTTGACGTGCTCTGGGGCTGCAAGGCCATCCGTCCGCAGCTCGCGGCTCGCATCTTCGCGAACTGAGGAGGGTGATATGGCACTCACACCCGGAACGCGGATGCACAGCAGCGAGGCGATCAACGCCTCGACTGCGACTGGCTCTCCGCGCGTTGAAGCGCCGCTTACCACGGCGACGATTACGCTCGGCTCCGAAGATACGGTGCTCTATGTCAATCCGGCAGGCACCATCGCGGCACTGACCGTCAAACTCCCGCCGGTTGCTGGGCGGCCGAATGGGACTTTGGTGGATATGTCGTTCTCACAGATCGTGACGGCGCTCACTGTGCAGGACAGTGCGGCGGGTGCCGTTGCGAGCACAGCCGGCGCGGTAGGGGTGGCGCATCAATACCGCTACGTCAACGCCACGCTCGGCTGGGTGCGCTGGCAGTAAGCCGTGAACTATTGCGGAACGACGTTGGGTCAGACTATCATGCAGGCTTCGCAAGGGGCCTGTGTGATGAACAAGGAAGAGAAGTCTGCATACAACCGCGCCTATGCCATTGCCAACCGCGAACGCATCTCGTCCAACCGGGCTGCGCGGCGCGCTGGCGTTGGTGTCGTCCAACGCTGCAAGATACGCGGCTGTAAGGGCGTCCATGACGCTCTCGGTTATTGCGCGCGGCACTATATGGCGTTCCGCCGCAATGGCGACGCTATGATCACCCTACAGGAACAGCATCACGGCAAGACGCTTGGCGAGAGGTTCGCGCTGCGGGTCAAGAAGGGGCCTGATTGTTGGATTTGGACGGGTGCGGTCCATCAGTTCGGCTATGGCGTCATCCGCATCGGGAGCACCAAGAACGTCTTGGCGCACCGCATCGCGTATGAGTTGGAGTGCGGCCCAGTTCCAGAAGGCATGTTCGTGCTGCATCGGTGTGATAATCCCCCGTGTGTGCGCGTGAGCCATCTATTCCTCGGGACAAGGGCCGACAATCTCGCAGACATGAGAGCGAAAGGGCGTGGCGTAGGAGGGCCTAATAATCCCAGAACGCGAAGGAAGCCCTGAATGAACCTCGCGACGACCGGTGATCTAATTACGTTTTGCTTGAGACTTTCTGGAATAAACGGCGTCGGCCAGACGCCTGGGGCGCAGGACATCACGGACGGCCTGACGCTGCTGCAAACGCTCATGGCGTCGTGGCAGCGTCGGCGCTGGCTCGTGTGGGACCTGACCGACACGTCGTTCGTCAGCACCGGGGCTATCTCATACTCGGTCGGCGCTGGTGGCGATGTGCCAATCACGCGGCCGGATAAGATCGACAGTGCATTCGCGCGGCTGCTGCCGAGCGCCGGCGGGCAGTTCGGTAATAACGGCGGATTGATCACCGTACTGCCCGCATCCTCGTCGCTGCCGACATCGCCTGTTGGTCTGCCTGCCGGGTCGTACTGGAACGATGGTGGTTTGCTTGCGATCACCCCAGGTGGTGGGGGAGGCACAACGAACGGCGGCCCGCTGTTCATCGACTATCCGCTCGCGGTGATCTCCGCGCGAGAGGAATACAACCGTATCAGCCTCAAGGGGCTTTCGACGTTCCCGAGCGCGGTGTTCTACGACAGCGCGTTCCCTCTCGGGAGCCTGTTTTTCTGGCCGGTGCCGCCGGCAGCTCAGTTTGAGCTGCACATCGCGACCAAGGGCACGCTGCCGGTCTATACGACACTCACGGATGCCTTGAACTTGCCGCCGGAATACGTCGAGGCATTGATCTGGACGCTGGCGGTGCGGTTTAATGTTCTGTTCGGCAATCCCCCGCAGCCTGCGCATGTCGCGGCGATGCAGCAGGCTCTGAGCGTGCTTCGGATGGCCAACGTGCAGATACCCGAGGCGGTCATTCCGTCGTTCGGCCGTCGTGGTAGCGGCGGGGCGCCGGCCTCGCAATCGCCTGGGTTCATGTCGGGGGGCATGTGGTGAGCCGCGTCCAACTCTCCGGCGGCGCCTACCAGGCCCACAGCGTCATCGCGAGCGCGCAACGCTGCCTGAACCTGTTCGCCGAGCAGATGCCGCAGGCACAGGGCGAACCGTCCGCCTATGCCTACTATCCGACGCCTGGGCTTACGCTTCTCGGCACCATGCCGAACAACGGACCGATCCGCGGCATGAAGCTGTGCTCGAACGGGCAGCTTTACGTGGTGGCCGGTCCTGGCGTCTACGCGGTCAGCCAGGCCTGGGTCGGCGCGCTGCTGGGCACCATCACCATAGGCCGCAGCACGCCCGTCAGCATGGCGGAAAATGGCCTGCAACTGGTCATCGTGGACGGCACGGGCATCGGCTGGGCGGTGACGCTGACGACCAACGCCTTCGCACAGATCACCGATCCGAACTTCCGCGGCGGCGATCGGGTGGACTACCTCGATACCTTCCTGGTCAATAACGTGCCAGGGACGCCACAGTTTCAGAGCAGCGACAGCCTCGCCATCACCTACGACCCGCTGTTCTTCGCGAACAAGGAGAGCTACAGCGACCTGCTGGTGACGCTGTGCGTGGCCAAGCGCGAGATTTGGCTGATCGGCCAGGTGACGACCGAGGTCTGGTATAACAGCGGCGCGGCCGATTTTCCTTTCCAGGAACTGGCGGCGGTGTTCATCCAGCACGGATGCGTGGCGAAATACAGCGTCGCGACTATCGACAATGCGGTGTATTGGCTGTCCCAGACGCGCGAAGGGCGGGGCATTGTCATTGCTGGCGCCGGCTACCAGGCCAAGCGGATATCCACCTTTGCCATAGAAGCTGAGTTTGCCATCTACGCCACGATCGCCGATGCGGTTGGATACACGTACCAACTCGGCGGCCATATGTGGTTCGCGCTCGCGTTCCCGAGTGCCGATAAGACATGGTGCTACGATATAAGCACCCAGCTATGGCATGAGTTGGCCTGGATCGACAACAACGGCGTCGAGCATCGGCACCGGGCGAACTGCGCGGCGGCAGCCTATGGCAAGGTGATCTGCGGCGACTGGCAGAACGGCAACCTGTATGCGCTGGACCTCGCGGTGTTCACTGACAACAGCCAGCCGATCAAGCGGGTGCGCTCGTATCCGCACATGATCGCCGACGGCAAGCGCGTGTTTTACCGTCAGTTCCTCGCCGACATCGAGGCTGGCAATCCAGGCGGCGACAGCTTCACGGCGCTGCCGGGAGACGACTTCACGCGCGAGGACGGCACGCTGTATCTGCGCGAGGATGGCACCGACCTGTTGCGGGAGGCTAGCGCCAGCAGCGGCCTGCTCAGTCTGCGGTGGTCGGACGATCGCGGGCACAGCTACGGCAATCCGGTGACGCAGTTTGCAGGCGCTACTGGCGCGTATCTCACGAGCTTGCAGTGGCAGAGGCTCGGCATGGCGAGGGATCGCGTGTTTGAGATTAGCTGGAGCATCGCCGGCTTCCGCGCGCTTCAGGGCGCGTGGATCGATGCAAAACCAGGGATTAGCTGAATGTCGGGCAAGATTTCGCAGGACACGACGGTTCCGTTCAAGTCGTCCATCTTCATCCCCGGCGTCGATATGTCGCTCGGAGTTGGCTCGCAGAACGTCAAGCTGCTGGCATCGTCGTTTAGCGCTGCGTCATTCGTCACGCCGCAACAGTTCGGGGCGGTCGGTGACGGCATTACCGATGACACCGCTGCCATTCAGCAAGCCATGACTGCCAGTAAGGCAGTCTATTTCCCGGATGGTCTGTACAAGGTCACTTCCACGCTCACCGGGCAGGCCGGCCAGGTGTTGATCGGTACGCAGCCTGAGAACTGCCAGCTTGTCCGCACGACAGCCTATGGAGACACGATCGACATTGGCACGCCATCCGTCCACGCCGGCCCGGTAACGGTCCGTGGGTTGTGGTTCAACCATGTCTACGCCTTCAACAACGGCGCCACGTTCGTAGCCGGAACCAGCACGACGATCACAAACAAAGACCCGTCCAGCGTTCATCTTAACATCGTGGACGGCCAGAACGTTCGGATCATGGATACGTGGTTCTCCGGCGTCGGAGATCAGATCAAGCTAACCGACAGCACCCAGATTTGGATCGAGCGTTGCATATTCAGCGGCATGTGGGACAGCACTATTGCCGGGATGCAGGACACTCACTCGTCGATCTGGTTCCATGCCTCTGACCCGGCTACGCGATGCGCGGTAGCGTTCGTCACCCGATGCACCATCAACGGATATTCTCACTCCGCAGCACGCAATATCACCACCGGCTCCGTTACGGTATCGCACACGCTGAATAACGGACCGAAGTACGGTATCCTTGCCGATAGCTGCGAGCTGCTGGACATCGGAGACAGCTACATTGGCGGCCAAAGCTCCAACTGCATCCTACTGTCTTCGGTGGCCATTCTTACCAACATCAAAATACATGACAACATGATCGACGGAGCCGTTGATTATAGTATCGCGATATTCTCGACTGCTGGGTTTGAGGCAAACTATATCGACATCCACAACAATACTGGCGTGGGGTATGGCAACGATGCCGGGTTTCTGAACGTCGGAACTTTGGCAGGACATGGCGCGGCTTGGCGCCTGCATGTCTGCAACAATAACATTCAGTTCTACCTAAAGGCGGCCATCCGTATTCAGTCCGGCGAGGGCGTGGAGATATCGGGCAACACCGTCGCCGCGTGCAATTTCGACGGGAGTGTCACGAGCGACCCTGCGGTGCAGGCAGGGTGCTACATCGATGCGGCTACCACGTACGTTAATTCGTTCGGTAATACCTGGGGTGGCGGGGTGAATTTCCCGACAGCCGCCAACAATATGAAGTGGGGAATTTACTTCGCGTCTGCGACGAACAACCATTCCGCGCTCGAGCGCAGTGCGGGCCTCGGCATCGCCGGCGGCACTCTGGTAGGCACGGTGGTACAGGACTATCCGACGTGAGCAGCAGCTAATGCCTGTCCTTCTAGTCTCACCGGAGCAGCAGTTCTGCGATGCAGACGGGCATCCGTATGCTGGTGGCCAGCTATTCACCTACATTACCGGCACTACGACGCTAAAGCTGACCTGGAGCGACATCGGCGGCACGGCAGCGAACACGAACCCTATCGTGCTCGATGCGGCTGGCCGGGCGGTCATCTTCGGCGATGGCGATTATCGGATGGTGCTGCTCGATGCGCAGTCTAACCCGATCTGGGATCAGTCGGCTTCCACTGTCATCTCATCGGCAATGCAGCCTGTGGTTTCCGGCTCGATTGCCAACGCGCAGACGCTGTTGGGCATCGACCCGACGCTGGGCGCGCAGCTCGCGGCAGAGGCGGCAGCGCGGATAGCGGCGGACAGCGCTGAGGCTACGGCCAGGGCGGCTGCGGACGCGGCAGAGGCGGCTGCGAGGGCGGCCGCCGATACCACGCTACAGAACAACATCAACGCAGAGGCGGCGACGCGCGCTGCGGCCGATGCCCATCTGCAGTCCGAGATTGATGCGCTGGTGGCGGCGCCTACCTCCAGCATCCGCGCAGGAGCGGTGACGGTGAGCCTGACGGGCGACTTTACGCTGACATTTAGCCCGGCGTTCACGACCGACGTGGCGCAGATTTGGGTTGGGTATCCGCCAGGGGTGGGAGAGCCGACAGGAGGAAGCCCGGCCAACCCGGTGAGCTTCCCGCACATTACCAGCTTCACCACCTCGGGCGCGGTCGGCGTTCTGCTCGACAATACGTTCACGCCGCTATCGGGTTCGATGCGCTGGTGGGCAATCGGGTATCTTTTCCTACTGGCTATTCTTGGTGGTTCCGGGATTGTCTAGCGAACTCGCCATGCAGACGTCTTTCGGCTTCAAGGCGTGCAGCGTGCGCTTCTTCTTTCGTGGGATATGTGCCAAGGCATGTCGCTTTTCTCCTGACCCAGATCATGGCGCGCCATCCTGGTCCGTGTTTGCTGACACCCTTGTAACCGGATGTGTTATTTCCTTGGATCGAGCGATTGATCAGATTCTGGCTTTGTGTGGCAAGGCGAAGATTGCTCCATCGGTTGTTCAAAGCGTCTCCATCTATGTGGTCGATACCGATCGACGGCCATTCTCCAGTCATCAACAACCAGATCACACGATGGGCACGGTAAATCCGTTGCTTCCCGTCTCGTTGGATGGACAAGACAAGCCGACGGTAATCACTACCCCTGGTTCGAGCGATAGAACCAGCTATAGCGCCTACATCCTTAGCGCCGCCACGGGCTTTCTTCCTCGTCTTATGGTGCAAAAGGCCGGTTGCTGGATCGTAGCGATATCTGGTGATGAAGAACTCAAGATCAGTCATACCGCACAATATCCCAAGCCCACCACAGGGGCAACGATATAGTGGCCAACCCGGTATCACCCCTGAAGTCCGGCTTCCCCTACGCCCCGCTGATCGGCGAGGACGGCCATCCTTCGGACGTGTGGCGGCAGTTCTTCCTTGCGCTCTATAACCGGACCGGAGGCGGCGTCGGCGTCCAGGCGGGGCCGGATACGACGCAGGCGCTGGCGGTCGAGACTGCGAACCGGGTCGCGGCCGATGCGGCTCTCGGGACGGCGCTGGCGAACGAGACAGCAGCGCGCACCACGGGCGACACGGCGCTGACCACGGGTCTGACGAATGAGACCGCGGCGAGGATCGCTGCCGATGCGGTTCTGGTGTCCAACGGCACGTCAAACCTGAACGGCTCGATTGCGACTGAGCAAGCGGCTCGGATCTTGGGAGATGCGACGAACGCTGCGGCTATCTCGGCAATCCGGGTGCTCGAACTGCTGGTGAACGGCGACGTTCCGGTGGGTATCATGTGCACCCCCGATGGGACGCCGATCTACGTTCCAGGGCTTCCGCCATGACCACGACGCTGATTACGGACTATCTGAAGGCTGGCACGGCGGGAGCTCGACCCGCAGCGCCTACGCCGCCGTCTGGGGGCCTTGTCGTCTACATCGCGACCGATACCGGGGTCGTCTCCGTCTGGAACGGCGCAGCGTGGATCGAGGGCACCTATGCGGACGGTGGTGCTACGGCATCCCCTGACTGGACGAGCGGCGCAGGTGCGCCTGCTGCCACGAAGCCCGTGGGGAGCCTTTACAGCCGGGTGGGGGGCGCGGTGGGCTCCACCCTCTACGTGAGCCGCGGCGGGGGAACTTGGGCAGCCGTGGCGGGTGTATGACGCTCCCCGACTACATCCTCGCAGGGCCAGCCGCATCGAGGCCGGCGCATCCGTCCTGCACGCCTTGTGTCTACATCGCTACCGATACCGGGTCGCGCTCGGTATGGAATGGAACGAGTTGGGCGATGGCAAGCAAGGGCGGTTGGACACAGGGCACTGACGAACCCAGTGGCACGATGCCGGTAGGCAGTCTTTACCGCCGCACTGATGGGGTGGTCGGAGCCGCGCTGTATATCTCAAAAGGGGACGGAACATGGTCGGCAGTCGCTGGCATCTGATACTCGGTCTGCTTCTGCTGCCATCGCTTGCAATGGCGCAGCAGGGGTTCCGCGCTACCCACACGGATCGCAGTGGCACGATCACGTCGGGCGGCGTGGCACAGGCGGTCATGGCGGCGAATACGCAGCGCCAGGGCTGCACGATCCAGAACCAGAGCACGGGCGACCTGTGGGTGAACGGCCTCGGCACCGCGGCGGCGGCGCAACCCAGTGTGCGGGTTCCGGCCGGCGCCGAGTATCAGTGCAATCCGACCGGCGTGCAGACGACGGCGATCAGCATTTTCGGGGCGACGACCGGGCAGGCGTTCATGGCGCGGGAGTGGTAGTGCGAAACTTCCAACTTGTCGCGACGAATGTAGACGTGATCCCGCTGATGGTAGCGTTGCAGGCGCGACCGCAGTTGTGGAACCGGGACACCTTTCGGACAACCTACACCGACACGCCGCACCGTGATGTTGACGACATCCTGTTGCGGTTCTCGGCACCGGAAAAGACGGCAGATCCGACGCATCTCGGCGATGTGTTGGAGGACATGGAGCCGGTGTTTTATCCTGCATGGCAGGAACTGCCCCAGGTCCGGCCGATCGTGTTCGACCTGATGCGGCGCGTCGAGGCGGTCAGTCTGGGGCGTGTGATCATAACGCGCCTTCAGCCTGGAGGGCGCATTGCGCCGCACGCGGATACGGACGGCGATTACGTGGCGCGGGACGACGGGATGCGGTTTCACGTGGTTCTGCAAGGGCTGCCTGGAAGCCTGTATCACTGTGGCGGCGAGACCGTGCAGATGCTAAGTGGCAGCGTCTGGTGGTTCCAGCATCGCGAGGTCCATAGCGTCGAGAACAATTCGGCCGACGCGCGCATCCACCTGTTGGTGGACTTTCGGACGTGATCACCGCCGCGCCGGAGCCATGGCGGCCGACGATAGATGAGATGATGCCGCTGCTGCCGTTGCACTGGGAGGAATTGGCGCTCGACCGCGACAAGGTTCCGTTGCAGCCTCAGTGGCACGTCTATGATGAGCGAGATGCGCGCGGCGAGTTGCAGATTGTGGTGCTACGCGAAGACGGCCGGCTGATCGGCTATTACTGGGGCTTCATCGCGCCGGGGCTGCATTATGCGTCGTGTCTGACGGCGACGATGGACATATTCTTTGTGCATCCTGAGCACCGTCGCGGGCACAACGGCAGCATTCTATTCCAGGCGGTCGAGCGCGACTTGCGGCGGCGTGGGGTGCAGCGGTGGTTCGTTGGAGCGAAGCTCCATCGCGACGCATCGCCGCTGTTTAAGCGGCTCGGGTTCTCCCCGGTGGAGCAGTATCACTCGAAATGGATAGGTGCCTGACATGGTAGCGGCTGCGGTCATTGGCGGGGCTGCACTATCGGCGGGCTCGTCGTTGCTTGGCGGCAGTCAGGCGGCCGGTGCATCCAAGAAGGCAGCGGGCGATAACCGGCTCCAGTTCCTTCAGACCCGCGCCGACCTCGATCCGTTCGCTACGGCGGGGCGTGTCGTGGTGCCCGATCTGGTGCAGCTCGCACAGAGCGGCCAGTTTGGCGGGGGGCCTAACTATCTGTCGCAGGCGGCCGGGATGCAGCCGGGGCAGATGACGCAGGCAGAGCTGGAGCAGACGCCGGGCTATCAGTTCAATTTGGCCCAGGGGCTGAAGGCGACGCAAAGCGCGGCAGCGGCGCGCGGCCTCGGTGTGAGCGGCGCATCGTTGAAGGGGGCGGCGACCTACGCCACTGGGTTGGCGGACTCGACCTACCAGAACCAGTTCAACAACGCGCAGACGCGGTTTCAGAACAGCCTGAACCTGAATACGGCGCAGCAGGGCAATTTGACGAACCAGTTCAACCGGCTGAACAGCGTTGCGCAGCTTGGCGAGGGCGCGGCGAGCCAGACCGGGCAGATCGGCGCATCACTGACCAACCAGGCGGGGCAGTTCCTCCAGCAAGGCGGGCTGGCACAAGCCGCGGGCACCGCAGGCGTAGGCAACGCGGTTACGGGTGGCATCAACAACTTCCTGGCCAATCAGTTCCTGCAGCAAGTGGTTGGCGGCGGCGGAACGGAAGGGTTCGCGCCGCCTCCTGATAACGCCCTGGGATTTGCAATCAAATGAGCGGCACATACTCCGACCTTCTGAACGCGCAGCACGCTAGCAACGCGCTGGCGGCGATCGCCAATCCGGGGCAGGTAAACATTCTCGGTGCCTACAATGCCGCGGCGCAGACCGGCGCCAATATGCTGAATCTGCAAAAGCTACAGGCCGAGAAGGCGGTCGGTGGGGCGGCACAGGGGGCCATCGATCCGACGACTGGAGAGTATGACCCGAACCGTTTCCGGCAAAACCTCGTTGCAGCGGGGCCGCAGGCGGCAATGGGCGCGCAGGCCGGGCTGCTGAACAATCAGAGCCTGTCGAATGACCAGCTAACGCAGGCGCGGGCGAAGCTGGCGTTCGTGCAGTCGCGCGCCGGGGCATTGCTCGACAAGCCTACGATCACCCCGCAGGACGTGCTGGGCGTGTTTCAGCAGGGGATCGCCTCGGGCGTGATGACCATGCCGGAAGTCGCGCGGCAGATGCAGGTCGTGCAGGGACTGGATGCGGCAGGGCTACGGCAGTGGGCGCAGCAGCACCAACTGGCTGCGTTGCAGACTGAGAACCAGATTAATCAAATCTATCCGAATGTGGGAACGCAGACCGGACCAGGGGGCGCTACAGTTCCGGTGTTGCAGCAGCCTGGACGGAAGGGCGGCGCGGTCGGCCAGGGGCCAGGTGCTGTGCAGCAGGGGCTGCCGGCCACACAACTGGATGCGCCGTTCGATTACCTGGACGAAAAGGGAGCCAAGCAGCAGACGACGCTGCGGCAGTGGTACATTGACCACGGCTACAGCTTCCCGGCAAGTGGCGGCCCTGGCGGCGCTCCCGGTGCTCTGCCTTCTTCGCTGCGCAATCCTGCCGCGGCGGCTCCTACAGCGGCTGCTACGCCGCAACCTGGCCCCGCGCCAGTGCAGACATCACCATCGGCTGCCGACCTGGCGCAGCAGCGGGGCGCGGCGGAGACGAGCGTTGCCGGGTTCCGCGACATTTCGCAGAAGGCGGTTGCCTCGCGTGATCGCAGTTCAATCCTTGGCAACATGCTGGGCGACGTATCGCAGTTCACGACCGGGCCGCTGGCCGGTGTCATCGGCAAAACCCGCAACATGGGGATCGCTCTCGGCGTGCCTGGGCTGAATGTCGAGGGACAATCAGCACAAGAGAGCTTCAATAAACTCGCGGCGCAACTCGCCAACGCGCAGGGCGCAGGCAGCGATGGTCGTATGATGGTGAATATCGAGGCCAATCCGCACCAGGAGCTGTCGCCGGCGGGAGCTACGCTGATGATCCATCAGTTGCAGGGTAACGAGGATTATCTGCAGGCGCGGGCACAGCTCGCCCAGGCTTTCCCTGACCAGAAGAATGTCAACAAGTTCGAGACCGAGGTTGGCAAGAGGCTCGATCCACGCGCATTCCAATTCTCGCGCATGAGCGTCCCCGAGCGTCAGACCTACGTCAAAAACCTGTCGGTAGAGGACTACAAGAAGGTTCAGAAGGCGTACAACGAAGCAGCCAGTCAGGGATGGTTGCCGGGTGGCTGACGCGCTCGACCAGTACGATCCGCTTTTCCAGGCGGCAGGCCAGGAATGGAACGTTGATTGGCGGGCGCTGAAGGCAATTGCCGGCCAGGAGAGCGGCGGCAAGCCCGGCGCCGTTTCGAAGGCCGGCGCGCAGGGTCTGATGCAGATCATGCCGGCGACGGGGCGCAGTCTCGGGATGACAGACCTCACTGACCCGGCGCAA